AACCCCCCTACCCCCGCCACTTGCCGAACAGATTGCCCCTTTCAAAAATTCTACAATTTTGAGCTTGCAGAGTGTTAAGGCGTTCGTTACGTATCGCCTTACCAACTGAGGAGAAGCACAGTGGCAGTCTATGGATACACCCGCGTCTCGACCGAAGATCAGGTCGAGAACACCAGCCTCGATGACCAAGCACGCCAAATCAAAGGCATAGCGATCACGCACAACGTGGAACTGGAGCATATCTACGAAGAGCGGGGCGTGTCCGGCGCCGTCCCCCTCCTGCGCCGAGAAGAAGGGTGCAAGCTGGCGTTCCTTCGGACCGGAGACACCGTCATCGTGTCGAAGCTCGACCGTATGTTCCGCGACGCCAGAGACGCACTGAACGTCATTGGTGATTGGGAAGAGGCCGGGATCAACCTCATCATCAACGGCTACGGAAACGTGATGGACAAGAGCAACCCGAACGGCCGGTTCATGCTTGAGATCATGGCCGTGTTCAGTGGGGAAGAGCGCCGCCGGATCAAGGAGCGCGTCCTCGCCGGCCGCAAGGCCAAGAAGCAGGCCGGTGGTTTCTTGGGCGGTGAGCCGCCATTTGGTTACTCGCGGTCGGGCAATGGCCGCGGATCGCGGCTGCGCGAGAACCCTGAAGAGCAGGACGCGATCATCACGATGAAGGCCGCCCGCTTGAAAGGCCACAGTTATCGGGACATAGTCAAGATCGTGGCCAAGAAGCACGGCATGGACATCAGCCACGTCACGGTTCGCAAGATCATCACCGGAGAGCATTATGACTTCGCCCACCAGCCCTAAGCCGCGCCGCCGCCGCGCTGCCACACCCAAGCCAGCCGAGCCGAAGCCGAAGACAACGAACCCGTCGCGCGCCGCCAAGGCCGCGAAAGAGGCTGCCGACCTGATGTCGCAGAGCAGCCAGCAGGAGCCGAACTTCTTCCTGACGTTCTTGAAGAAGTATCGGGATGACCCGGTCGGATTCGTTCGGGACGTGCTGAGAGTTAAGCCGGACCCGTGGCAAATAAAGTTCTTAGAGGCGATTAGCTCAGGTCACCGCCGTATCTCGGTGCGATCAGGCCACGGTGTGGGTAAGTCCACCGCCGCGTCATGGGCGATGCTGCACTACTTCTTGACGCGTTATCCGGTCAAAGTCGTGGTCACTGCGCCGACCTCTAGCCAGTTGTTCGACGCCATGTTCGCCGAACTTAAGCGATGGGTCAACGAACTACCTGACGTGCTGAAAACGCTGGTCGAGGTGAAAAGTGACCGCATAGAACTCAAAGCGGCCCCCACAGAAGCGTTTATCTCCGCGCGTACTTCGCGTGCTGAGACGCCGGAAGCCTTGCAGGGTATCCACTCGGACAACGTGCTGCTGGTAGCCGACGAGGCGTCGGGCGTACCGGAGGCGGTCTTCGAGGCCGCGTCGGGTTCCATGTCTGGTCACAGCGCGACCACCTTGCTTCTGGGCAACCCGACCCGAAACACCGGCCTGTTCTACGACACGCACAATCGGTTGAAGGGGGAGTGGAAGACGTTCCACGTATCGTGCCTCGACAGCCCGCGTGTGTCGGACGACTTTGTCCGAGAGATGCAACTGCGGTACGGCGAGGACAGCCCGGCCTACCACGTTCGTGTTCTGGGTAACTTCCCGCCGCGTGAAGAAGACACGGTTATCCCGGTCGAACTGATCGACGCCGCGATGAACCGCGACATGACTGTGAACGAGAACGCGCTGGGCGTGTGGGGTCTGGACGTGGCGCGTATGGGTAGCGACGCCAGCGCACTCGCCAAGCGCCGCGGTTCGGTTGTTGAAGAGATACAGACTTGGAAGGGTCTGGACTTGATGCAGTTGACGGGGGCCGTCGTTGCTGAATACGAGGCACTGCCGCCTAGCAAACAGCCGGTTGAGATATTGGTGGACAGCATCGGGCTTGGTGCCGGCGTGCTTGACCGTCTGCGCGAACTGGGCCTGCCGGCGCGGGGGATCAACGTGGCCGAGAGTCCGGCCATGAAGGGAACCTACGCCAACTTGCGCGCCGAACTCTGGTTCAAGGCCAAGGCGTGGCTGGCTAACCGTGACGTAAAGATACCGAAGGACGAAGGTCTGTTCGCCGAGTTGGCGGCGCCGCGGTATAATTTCACGTCGTCCGGTAAGATGCAGGTCGAGAGCAAAGAGAACATGAAGAAGCGCGGGCTGGGATCGCCGGATAAAGCGGACGCGCTGTGCCTATGTCTCGCGACGGACGTGGCGACTGCACTCCACGGGTACTCGCTGTCCCTCGCCAATAAGGGCGCGCTACGCCGAAACATTAAAGGGCTTGTGTAACCGGACGATATTGGACTATACGGGACATAGCTCCTCTGTTGGGTAGAGCGGCACAGAAGGGTCTCCTCTCCTCCCCTTCGCAGTGCTTTCTGGGGGTCGGCGCGCCACACGCCGGCCCCCTTTTTATTTTAGCGAAAACCGTGTATTACTGATCTCATGTAGTTGACGGAGGGGCGCATGGCTGAGGAGACGCAGGTTTGCACCCGCTGCCACTTGCCGCGTCCGCGTTCTTCGTTCCGTTCGCGCCGCCTGTACTGCGACCGCTGTAGCAACCTACGTAAACGGTATAAAACGACATACCAACAAGTCCGGGCTTTGTGGGAAGCACAGGGCGGGACGTGCGCGCTATGTGAGACGCCGCTAGAACTAGACAGCACGCAGCCCGGCCAAGCGGACGTTGTCCATGTCGATCACTGCCACTCGACGAAAGATGTACGCGGGCTTCTCTGTAGGCACTGTAATTTGCTATTAGGCCATGCCAAAGATCGCGTGGTTGTGTTAGAAGCAGCAATTAGGTATTTGCATAAAAGCGCGGGCTGTGTTCCTGAAAGGACGGCGTCTAATGAAAAAGACGAAGATGCAGAAAAAGATCGGCACGGTGATGGGTGAGTTCAAGCGTGGAACTCTGCACAGTGGGAAGGGCGGCCCGGTTGTGAAGAACCGCAAGCAGGCCGTTGCTATCGCCATGTCGGAAGGCCGCAAGGCTTCGCGCAAGCGTAAATAGGAAAATCTACATGGCGAAATATCGGGACAATAGTCGGCCTTCGGACGAAGAAATCGAAGACGCCGCGAACGGTGAACTTCCTGAAGACATGGAAGATGACGAGGAGTTTCAGGGCGTCAGCGAAGACGACCTGCACGGTATTGTCTCGGCCGAGATTGATGACGCGGTAGATTACGTCGATGACATTATCAGCCCGCAGCGTGCGCTGGCCGGCCAGTACTACAAGGGCGAACCCTTCGGCAACGAGGAAGAGGGCCGCAGCCAAGTCGTGTCGATGGACGTGCGCGATACCGTGCAGGCCATCATGCCCTCGATTATGCGCGTGTTCTTCTCCGCGACCAACGTCGTCGAGTTCGCACCGAACGGGCCGGAGGACGTGCAAAGCGCCGAACAAGCGACAGAGTATGTCAATTACTGCCTGACTCGCGACAACAATTTGTTCGAAGTTTGCTACTCGTCCTTCAAGGACGCGCTGGTGCGCAAGAACGGTATCGTCAAAATCTGGTGGGATGAAGACAAGACCGTCGAGACTATCGACTACACCGGCCTTGATGAGCAGTCGTTCACCGTACTCATGTCGGACCCCGATGTGGAACTGCGCGACATCGAAGTGGAGATGTCCTCGACGGAAGTCATGGGGCCTGACGGCCAGATGACGATGACGGATACTCCCGCCGAGTATTCGTGCACCGCCGTTCGCACGACGACCAAGGGCCGGATTGCTGTAGCATCTGTCCCGCCGGAAGAGTTTCTGATCGACCGCCAAGCGAAATCTCTGGAAGACGCGGCGTTTGTCGGCCACAGGCGCTATGTTACCGTCTCCGATCTTGTTAAGATGGGCTACGAACTCGACGAGATCGAAGACCTTGGCTACGAAACAACCGAAGACTTTAACGGGAACGACGAAGCCTTCGACCGGAATCCGGACGCAACGATACTTGGCGCGGGCCGAACGGACCTTGCGAGCCGCAAAATTGAATACATCGAAACGTATCTCTACGTAGATATGGACGGCGACGGAATCGCCGAACTTCGCCGTGTGTGCGTCGGCGGCAGCGCCTACAAAATCCTCCACAACGAGCCGTGCGACCACATTCCGTTCGTGAGTTTCTGCCCCGATCCGGAGCCGCATACCTTCTTCGGTATGTCGATTGCGGATGTCGTGATGGACATCCAGCTTATTAAGTCGAACATCCTGCGCAATATGCTCGACAGCTTGGCGCAGTCGATCCACCCGCGGACTGCGGTGGTCGAGGGCCAAGTCAACCTCGAAGACGTGATGAATACCGAAGTTGGCGGTATCATCCGTATGCGCGCGCCGGGTATGGTGCAGCCGTTCTCGCAGCCGTTCGTCGGCCAAGCCGCGTTCCCGATGCTGCAATACATGGACGAACTGCGCGAGAACCGCACGGGCATCAGCAAGGCCGCTGCGGGCCTTGATGCAAACGCACTTCAGTCGTCCACCCGCGCTGCGGTCGCCGCGACAGTCACGGCGGCGCAGCAACATATCGAACTGATCTGCCGCATCTTCGCCGAGACGGGGATGAAGCCGCTGTTCGCCAAGGCTCTTTACCTGCTGACGACCTATCAGGACGCGCCGCGCATGGTGCGTCTGCGTAACCAGTTCGTGCCTATCGATCCGCGCGTGTGGGATTCGAACATGGACGTTATCGTCAACGTGGCGCTGGGAACCGGCTCCAACGAAGAGAAGATGGCGTTCTTGGGGCAAGTTGCTCAGAAGCAGGAAATGCTGATCCAGCAGGGCGGCGTGCAGAACAACCCGCTTGTGGACCTTGGGCAGTACCGCAACACGCTGGCGCAGATGCTGGCGCTGGCGGGCTACAAAGACCCCAATATGTTCTTCAAGGACCCGGCCATGCAGCCGCCTCCGCCCCCGCCGGCACCGCCTCCGCCGTCGCCTGAAGAGATTCTGGCGCAGGTGCAGGCACAGGCCATTCAGGCCGACATCCAGAAGAAGGCTGCGGAACTCGAACTCCAGCGCGAAGAGATGATGCGCAAGGACGACCGCGAGCGTGATAAGCTGGACGCCGACACGATGCTGCGCGCGGCCGAGATCGAAGCCAAGTACAACACGCAGGTCAACACGGCCAGCATCCAAGCGATGATGCAGCGCGACCGCGAGTTTTTGAAACAAGCGATGGCCCCGGTCCCGGAACCCACTCCGGCGCCGATGCAGCAGCCGATGCAGCCCCAAGTCCCCATGCCGCCTGAAGGGATGATGTAATGGCGCTAACCCCGAATATGTTCTACGAGCCGCTGCTGACTCCGGGCCTTTTGGGCGCTCTCGATCCGATGGACGGTCTGACGGGCGGCGGCCCTGCCTTCGTGGACTTCGCGCCGGGCGCTATGCCGGAGCAAATGTCGATGCTGCCTTCCGCGCGGACTCCGGCGGACGAGTTCCAAATGCGGATCGCGCAGGCCGAAGCACTAGCCCAAGCGCAAAACCCGCAAGCGCCGGTTGCCGCCCAGCCGGCCGCGCCGGCCCCTGCTGCGGCCCCCGCCGGTTTCCAGTTCATGACGGACCGCGGTCGGCAGGCGGGCTTTGGCTCGAACGCCAGCGGTTTCATCACGGCCGATCCGAACGCGCAGTATCGTATGTGGGACGAGCGCGGCAAGAACAAGATCGTGGCCAGCGGCACCGGCTTCGACGCGCTTCAGAACATCTACAACACCGCGAACCAGTTCAACACGGAACAAGGCAAGAAGGCCAACTGGGGTATCGAGCGCCTCAACCCCACCACCGGCCGGTGGGAGCGCGTTGCCGAGAACGACCCCGCGAAAAACGTGGTCGGTAAGATCGCCGACGTTGCTCTGCCCGTTGCAGGCGCGTTCCTATTGCCCGGCGTGGGCGGCGTGCTGGGCGGCGCGCTGGGCGCGGGTCTGGGCGCCGCGGGTGGTTCGGCGCTGTCCAGCGTTGCGCAGGGCCGTTCGCTCGAAGATACCCTTCTGCGCGCGGCCATATCCGGCGTTGCATCTGGCGGTGCATCCGCAATCGGCGGCGCTCCGTTTATCCCCGCATCCGCGCCTAGCGGGGCGGGTGGCGCCCTCGCCGGGAGCGCTCTTGGCGCGGGGACTATGGGCTTGACCGGCGCGAAACTCGCGGGCCTCCTGCCGGAGATCGTCGTGCCGGGTGTCAGCGGCTCAGTGGGCGCGGGCATCGGGGCTGGTATCGGCGCGGGTGTTGGCGCGGTCGGCGGGGCTGCGCTTAGCGGCGGCTCGGCGATGGATCAGTCGCTTCCCGCTGAATCTGAAATTGTTGTCGAGACTGCCCGGCCCGCGCCGCTTGATAGTTTTGCTCCTCAGCTTGCAGCGAGCCTTGGCGCGTCAGCCGCACCCGTACTTCCCGACATGACACAGACGCCGGTAAACGTTCCCAACCCTTCGGATAGAAGTCTGCTCGACGACATCATCAAGTACTACAGCCTCGGCTCGGCTGGTCTTGATCTTCTCGGCGGTGCGCTTGGCGGTGGTGGCGGCGGCGCAGGGCAAATGACGCCTTACGTATCCCAGCTTGGGCCGATGCCGACATTCGCCCGCGGCGCGATGACGCCGTTCGGCGGAGACTACGAGACTTACGGCTTCGGCCCTGAGTTTAACTTCTTCGGCGGTGCACCTGCGCCGGCCCCCACTGCGCCGGCATTTGGCCTTCTGCCTCCGGCCGCACAACCTGAACGCGGGATGGTATGACCAAAGAACAAATCATCGCCAAGGCGAACCACGCCAAGCGTCTCTTAGAAGATGAAGTTCTCGTAGAGGCGTTTGCCTTTGTAGAGAAAGACATCTTCGAAGAATGGCGTGCTTCAGACGTAAACGACTACGAGTTACGTGGCGATCTGTTTCTTACGCTTAAGTGTCTTGAGCGTTTGAAGGCCCGACTCCGGGCAATCCTCGACGACGGAACTATTGCGGCGAGGAGTTGAACTGCAACACGAAAAGGTGATATATGGCGAATGAAGTCGGCAACCCCTCGACCGGGATCGGCCTTCACGAAGCAACTCTTGCCATCAGCAATTTGCTTGGCCCTGAAGAGGACAACCAAGAAGAGACTGAGGCGCTAGATCAGGAAACTGATCAGGAGGCTGAATCGGAAGAAGTGGAAGAGTACGAAGAGTACGAAGAAGCTGAAGCCGACGAAGACTCCGATCCGGACGAAGAAGATACAGAAGAAGAAGCGACGCAGGAACTTACAGATGATCTTACCGTCAAGGTTAAAGTTGACGGCCAAGAGATGGAAGTCACCCTCGCAGAACTTCGGAACGGCTATTCTCGGACTGCGGATTACACGCGGAAAGCAACCGCTCTAGCCGAACAACGCAAAGCGTTCGAAAGCGAAGCGGAAGCCATTCGTGCGGAACGCGCTCAATACGCGCAGATGTTGCCGATTTTGCAGCAGCAGATTCAGCAGCAGAACGCGGCGGAGCCTGATTGGGATAATCTTTATGATGAAGACCCCATCGAGGCTGCGAGACTAGAACGGCACTGGCGTCGTACCAAGGAAGAGCAAACGCAGCGGCTCGTTGCCATTCAGGCCGAGCAACAGCGCCTCGCCGAGGAAGAAGCCAAGCAGCGTACAATGCACACGCAGGCAGTTATCGAAGCTGAACGCTCCAGACTCCCCGAAGTCATTCCGGAATGGAAAGATCAGGCGACGATGATGAAGGAAGCTCAGGAACTGCGGGAATGGGCGACATCGAACGGACTGACTGAGCAAGACATCAACTCTCTCACTCAGGCCGCACATATCGCTCTCGTCCGTAAAGCTATGCTGTACGATAAGGGTGCACGGAACGTGGCAAAAGCAAAGCAGCCGGTCAAGCAAAAGGCCCGTGTTGTTCGCCCCGGTTCCGGTAACACCTCTGCCAAGCCCGGCTCTGTCGATGTAAAGAGAGCGTCCAAGCGTCTCGCACAAACTGGTCGCATCAGCGATGCGGCTGCACTCTTGGATAAACTCATTTAAGGATTTTAAGTCATGGCAATTGTAGCAAACACCTTCACTCGCTATTCGGCGGTTGGTATTCGTGAAGACCTGTCGAATGTTATCTATAACATCTCGCCGGAAGAAACCCCGTTCATCTCGAACATCGGCCGCGAAAGCGTCAAGAACACCTACTACGAATGGCAGACCGACAGCCTCGCCGCTGCTTCGGCCTCGAACGCTGCGCTGGAAGGCGACGACGTTGGTTCGTTCAGCGCGGTGAACCCGACCTCGCGTATCGGCAACTACACCCAGATCAGCACCAAGAACGTCATCATCTCCGGCACGGTCGAAGCTCTCGACAAGGCTGGTCGTCGTTCGGAACTGACCTATCAGCTCGCCAAGCTGGGTTCGGAACTGAAGCGCGACATGGAGAGCGCCCTGCTCGCCAACCAGTCGCCGGTTGCCGGTAACACCACCACCGCCCGTCGTACCGCTGGTCTTCCGGCCTTCCTCAAGACCAACACCAGCTTCGGCACTGGCGGCGCTGACACCTCCGGTATCGCTGCTCGTACCGATGGTACGCAGCGTGCGTTTACCGAAACCCTGCTCAAGGGCGTGATCGCCAAGGTCTGGGAATCGGGCGGCACTCCGAAGATGCTGATGGTCGGTGCCTTCAACAAGCAGGCCGCTTCGGGCTTCGACGGCATCGCCACTCGCTTCCGTGACGTTCCGGCTGGCCAGCAGGCTCAGATCGTCGGCGCTGCGGACGTGTACGTGTCGGACTTCGGCACCGTCAACATCGTGCCGAACCGCTTCCAGCGCGCCCGTGACGCCTTCGTCGTGGACCCGCAGTACGCGTCGATGGCCGTCCTGCGTCCGATCCAGCAGATGGAACTGGCGAAGACCGGCGACGCCGAGAAGCGCCTGATGCTGGTTGAATACGGCCTGAAGGTCAACAACGAAGCCGCTCACGGCATCGTGGCCGACCTTACCACGTCCTAATTGACTTGGGGGTGGGGGTGAGTTTAGGCTCACCCCCTAACTCACAGGAGCCACCCAATGTCTAAGCGCCTTATTTCCGACGACAAGCTGACTGGTATCAAGACGTACCTTCAGTATGACGGCACCGATGACGACGCCACTATCGTCAAAGAGCAGGATGTCACCGGCATCGTCGAATACAACAAGGCGGCTTTCGATTCCGCGCCGAAGCGGTGGGGCGAGTTCACGCACGTAGGCCGCATTCCGATGACGGTCTATATGGAACTCAAAGCCAAGGGCATCCTCGACGACCAGCAAGAACTCACTAAGTGGCTTAACGATCCTAATAACGCAATGTGGCGAGTTCGTCCGGGGAGCGTCTGATGGCTATTACGACCTACGCAGAACTCAAGTCTGCCATCGGCGATTGGCTCAATCGAGACGATCTCGACGCAGTCATCCCCAATTTTATCTCATTGGCCGAAGCGCAGTTTAACCGCACGCTGCGCCACCGTAAGATGGTAACGCGCTCTGACGCGACCGTCGATACGCCGTACTTTGCGGTCCCCGCCGATTGGCTGGAGAACATCCGCTTCCAGTTGAACACCGACCCGATCACGCCGCTTCTGTACGTGACGCCGGAACAAGCCGCGGAAGAGCGCCTTAAGTACAGTGTCGCCAATCAGCCGCTGATGTTCACGATGGTCGGGCAGCAGTTCCAAGTCATTCCCCCGCCGAACACCAACTACGACGCCGAGCTTCTCTACTACGCCAAGATACCGGCGCTGTCGGATGGCAGCCCGACGAATTGGCTGCTGTCGGAAAGCCCTGACATCTACCTGTATGGGGCGCTTGTGCAGTCCGCGCCGTATCTCAAGGAAGACGACCGTGTCGGCACTTGGGCGGGGCTGTATCAGAGGTTCGTCGATGATATGATGCTGGCCGACGAACGCGCCCGTATCGGCTCGTCAAAACTTAAAGCCCGTATCCGCACGTTTGGTTAAGGAACAGCGCCGTGTCATTTTCCAATTATCTTGAGAACAAGGTTCTCGGCCACGTCTTCGGCGCGACGCCCTACACTGCGCCGGCCACCCTCTACGTCGGCCTGTTCACCAGCAGCCCCGGCGAAACGGGTTCGGGCACGGAAGTCTCCGGCGGCTCTTACGCTCGCCAGACTATCGCCTTCACCGTGACCGGGAGCCAAGCGTCGAACACCGCCGCTGTGGAGTTCCCGACTGCGACGGCTTCGTGGGGTACGATTACCTTCGCCGCGATCTATGACGCGCTGTCGGGCGGCAACCTCCTCGCCTACGGCGCGCTGACGACTTCGAAGACCATCGACAACGGCGATGTGTTCCGCATCCCGACCGGCGACTTCGACATCAATCTGGACTGATAGATGTCCGGCTATGGTAGCGGCTTATTCGGCAGAGGTAGTTACGGTATTGACCCTTTAGAGGGTCAGATTACCGTCAACGCCGCTGCCACCGCTACCGCTTCCGGCCTCATTGTTAAAGACGCAGTCGTCGCTGTTGCGGCGGCGGCGACGGTGTCGCCCTCGGCTACACGAGTACGCACGGCCACGATTGCGTCTTCGGCCACTGCGACCGAGACGTTTCGCTCTACGCGTGTTCGTGAAGCGGCCATTGCCTCTTCGGCTTCCGCGACCGGGGCTGTCAGCGCCACGCGTGTTCGTGAAGCTGAAGCCACATCTAGCGCCACTGCGGCGGTCAGTGTTGAAGCGCAGATTACTATCCTCGCTGCGATTGAGATCACCGCCCAGAGTAGCGTTACGCCGACCGCCAATCGCGTGCAGTCAACAGGCGCGGCGGTAACGGCCACATCTACTGTAACTATTCTTGCGGTAGAGAAGTGGGAGCCGGTTCCCGTAACACCGGAGACGTGGACGCCACAGTCCGGCACTGCTATAACGTGGGCAGCTAATTCAATCACGCCGGAAACATGGACGCCAAATCCTGTAACGGGCGAGACTTGGACTAAAATTTCTGATACAGACGAGACTTGGACGCCTAGAGTATTCCCGGACTCCTTGGCCGCATGAGGTAAATTATGGCTGATACTACCACGACGAACCTTGGTCTTACGAAACCCGAAGTCGGTGCAAGCGCCGATACTTGGGGCACTAAGCTCAACACGGACCTCGACCTCGTCGATGCGATCTTCAAGGGTGACGGAACCGGCACCAGCGTTGGCCTGAATGTGGGAACCGGCAAGACGCTGGCCATCGCAGGAACTGTGTCCGGCGCCAGCACGACGGGCACCGGCAACGTCGTTCTGTCCACTTCTCCGACGTTGGTCACGCCGGTCCTTGGTACGCCGTCTTCGGCTACTCTAACCAATGCTACCGGGCTGCCCATTGTTGCTGGCACAACGGGGACGCTGTCTGTGGCTCGTGGCGGCACGGGCGTGACAACCAGCACCGGCACCGGCAACGTCGTTCTGTCCACCTCACCGACTCTTGTGACGCCGGCCCTCGGTACGCCGTCTTCGGCTACGCTGACCAACGCGACGGGCCTGCCGATTGACGCAGGCACGACCGGGACCTTGCCTGTGGCTCGCGGCGGCACGGGCGTGACATCATCGACCGGCTCCGTCTCCGTCGTGCTGTCGAAAAGCCCCACCCTTGAGACACCTATTCTCGGTGCCGCCACCGCCACCAGCATCGCCAACGGCCTCGGTGCGGTTGGCACGCCGTCCTACACCTTCACGGGCGACACCAACACTGGGATGTGGTCGCCCGCAGCCGATACAATTGCCTTCAGCGAAGGTGGCGTCGAGGCTATGCGGATCGACAGCAACGCCAACGTTGGGATCGGGACGAGCAGCCCCGGCGCGCGGCTCCACTTGGAAAACCCCGGGTCTACCGTAGGCGTCCGGTTGGGGACTACAGCTTCAAACCAATACCTCGACATATCCAGAGACGCAACGACTGGGTTCTCGATCTACAACGCCGCGCAGGCGGCTCCTTTCCGCGCTCATGTATGGCAATTGGGCGGGACAGAAGCGATGCGCATCGACAGCGCGGGAAAAGTCCTCATCGGCGGCGGGACGATAAACTCCGCCCTTGGCGATATGGTCTTGTCCAAGCCTTCTGGGGGTACGGCGACCTTCGCGTTTGAAAGCCAAGGGTCTTGGAACTCAACTATCGCCTCAACATCCGCTGGCGCTATGATTTTCAGCAACCCCGGTGCCAATGAACGTATGCGCATCGACGCCAGCGGTAACGTATCAATTGGTACTACTACTGGCTACGCCGGATATGGTTCCGGCAGGGGTCTTACGCTGTCCAACCAGTCCAGCCTCATTTTCCAAAACGCATCGAACACTTGGAACAGCACCACGGCTGGCGGCGCGGTTACTTACTTCTCCGATAACAATATGTATATCGACGCCAAGGACAGCGGATCGAATGTGATCTTCCGCGTCAACGGCGCCACCGAACGCGCCCGCATTACATCCGCGGGCGATGTCGGAATCGGCACCGTCAGCCCCCAACAAACAGCCGCTGGGCGGACTGTAGTAGGCGTAAACGGTTCCTCATCGTCGCTGATAAATATCGGCTCTGGTGGAAACTTTGGCTCTTATTGGTTTTGGGACGGAACCACCGCGACCCTCGCAGCCAACAACACGCTATCGCTTCTGGCGGGGGCCAGTCCGATTTTGTTCAGCAACAGCGGTGTTGAACGCGCCCGCATCGACGCCAGCGGCAACCTACTGGTGGGGACGACTGACGCGAGCATCACCAGCGGAACGGGTGTTAAAATCCGTCCGGGCGCAAATGGCTCTGTAGCCAATGTCGATAGCCGATCCGACAACACCTCAGTGGGCTATGCGCAATACTCTACTGGCGCTGGCGCTTACCGTTTTTATGTGGGTTGGGGCGGCACGATCTTCGCCACCAACACTTCTATTAGCGCAATCTCGGACATTCGTTTCAAGGAAAATATCCGTGATATTGATGCTGGCCTTGACGCGATCCTTGCGCTTAAGCCCCGCCGCTTCGACTGGAAGGAAGGCAAGGGCAAGGACGTAAAGGATGACATGGGCTTCATTGCTCAGGAAGTCGAAGAGGTGCTGCCCGAACTGATTGACGGCTGGATGCCGGGTGATGGTGAGCCGGATGATCTCAAGTCGGTTAAGGCCAGCGATCTTATCCCCGTTCTAGTCAAAGCCATTCAGGAACTTACCGCCCGCGTGGCCCAACTCGAAGGAAACTAAGACATGACCGTAACCAACACTTGGAATGTCCAGCAGATGGACGCCTACCCCGAATACGAAGGCCACACCGACGTTGTCTTCACCGTCCACTGGACACTGACCGGCACGGACGGCGAACACGCCGCTGGTGTCTACGGCACGGTCGGCCTCACGCTCGACCCCGAAGCCACCTACGTTGCCTACGCCGACCTGACTGAAGCACAGGTGATCGGCTGGGTGCATGAGACGCTGGGCGAAGAGCAGGTCGCGTCTTACGAAGAAAACGTGGCGAACCAGATCGCGGCGCTCGTTAACCCGCCTGTGGTCACGCCTGCCCTGCCGTGGGGTGCATGATGAGCTTCTGGGATCGCTTTGAAAGCCAGCGCGAGGGCGTCAATGACACCGTCGAGTTCGTGATCCGTGTGGCTATCGTCACGCTGTCCGCTGTGATCCTTGTGGTCGTGGCGGCGCTCGTTGTTGGCCTGTTCTTGCCCAATGATGTTGTCGATAGCGCAGCCATCCTCGACATGGTCAACCCTGCCTTCCAGACCATTATCGGTGCCTTTGTTGGCCTGCTGGGCGGCTTGAGCCTGAACGCCAATGCGCGTGACGAGCAGCCGGAAGCACCAGCACCGGAACCCGAAGCGCCCAAGACCTACGACGATCCGAACGGGACTGTCTTCATCGACACACCCGAAGACGACGACTTGGAGCCTTGGGAGAAGTACCGCAACGATCTGCGCTACGACGCCAACGGCGACGGCGTTGTTGACGAGAACGACTTCCCTGACTGGCGCAACCCGGGGGCGTAAATGACTGGTGATCTTTCCACCGTCGAACTGATCGGCCAACTGTGGCCGGTCGTTTTGGCGTTCATCTCTCTGACGATCATCCTCGCCAAGATGGACGTTCGCCTCGGCGTGGCGGAGGAGAAGATCAAGACGCTTTTCGAACTTTGGAATAAGGAAAAGGACAAGTGAGCCTCGTAAACCTCCAAAAGAAGATTGGGGTCACGGCGGACGGCGCTTTTGGCCCCGGCACGCTCAAGGCCGCCTGCGCCCACTACAAGCTCAACCGCAACCGTGGTGCCCACTTCTTCGCACAGTGCGCGCACGAAAGCGGCAACTGGCGCGCCACCAGCGAGAACCTCAACTACAGCGCACAGGGGTTGCGGGGCATCTTCCGCAAGTACTTCCCAACGGACGCACTCGCCGCCCAGTACGCCCGCAAGCCGCAGGCCATCGCCAACCGCGTCTACGCCAACCGCATGGGCAACGGCCCCGAAAGCAGCGGCGACGGCTGGAAGTTCCGTGGTCGCGGCTTCCTGCAACTGACCGGCCACGACAACTACAAGGCGCTGTCGCAGTACATCAACCGCCCCGACATCATGGACAACCCTGATCTGGTGGCTGGCGAACTGGCGATTGAAAGCGCCCTGTGGTTCTTCGACCGCAACAAGCTCTGGTCGATCTGCGATCAGGGTATCACAGACGGTGCGATCCTCGCGCTGACGAAGCGGATCAACGGCGGCACTCACGGCCTTGACGACCGCAAACAGAAGACCAAGAAGTACGCGACTTGGCTTTAGGAAACAGACATGAACATTAACCTCAACCTCGACGTTGAAGAGATCAACGCCATCCTTCACACCCTCGGCAGTCTGCCGACTTCCTCTGGTGCTTGGCCCCTTGTGGTCAAGATCAAGGAGCAGGCCGAGGCGCAACTCCCCGCCGACCAACCGGAAGAATAGCAATGTCCGACAGCCCCAAAGAAGTTGAGTTCGCGCTTCTCGAACAAAAGGTCGAACATCTCACCAGCGAAGTCCACGCTCTTTCTAAAGAAGTGAGTGGGCTTGTCGATGCGTGGAAAACGGCTTCGGGGGTTGTCGCTTTTGTGAAATGGCTGTCCGGTTTGGTGGTGGCCCTCACGGTTATATGGGCCGCGTTCAAAGCCAAGATCGGGGTATAGGGGTATGCTCCCTAACCCACTGGTCCTCTACGGCGCCGGTGCCGCTATCCTGATCGCGGCTGTTGGTGGGTATAAGGTGCGGGATTGGCAATGCGACGCCGCCTACGCCAACGCTATCGAAAAAGCCGCCAAGAAAGAACGGGAGATGCGTGATGCGCTGGAAGAAAAAGGACGAGATTTCGAAGCCGCAAAAGATACTGCCGATGGATTGGGGGCCGCTCGCGCCACCGACATACGAATGGTCTACCGTGAGGTGGCTGCTCCTCCCAGTGATTGTGCTGTTCCTAGTGATGTTGTCCGGCTGCTCCAAGGCGGTGTCGATAGTGCCAATGCCGCGGCCTCCGGTGAACCTAGAGACTGACTGCCGACAACTGCCCCAAGTTCCCGCCCCACTTATTGATCCGGAGCGTGCGCTGTGGGAGAGCGAAATCATTACTCTCTACGCCGAGTGCAGCGTAAAGCATCGCTTGACGGTGGAGGCTTGGCTAGAGGCTGTCAAACAGAAGTAAAGCTGTTATAAGACGGGGATACATTTCTAGGTAGCGCCGATGACCCTTATCCCGATTAAATTGCCTCCGGGTATGTATAAGAATGGAACCGAACTCGACGCCGCAGGCCGGTGGTTCGACGGCAATCTTGTGCGCTGGGTTGAACGGATGATCCGTCCCGTCGGTGGCTGGCAGCAGCGCACCACTACTGCTCTTACCGGGAAGCCCCGCGCCATTTTGACGTGGCGCGATAACAGCGCCACCCGCCACCTCGCGGTCGGTACGCACTCCAAACTCTACGCCATATCGCAGTCGTCCGTCATCACTGACATCACGCCGACTGGGTTTCTTCCGGGCAACCCCGACGCCACGGTCGGCGGGGGCTACGGCACCGGCACCTACAGCTACGGCTTCTACGGCGTGCCGCGTCCCGACGTTGGCTCCGTCACTCCCGCGACTACGTGGTCGCTGGATACGTGGGGCGAATATCTCGTCGGCTGCTCGAACTTCGACGGCAAGATTTACGAATGGCAACTCAACCCGGCCAACAAGGCGGCGGTCGTGGCCAACGCGCCGACCGGCAACACGGCGATCCTTGTGTCCAACGAGCGATCCTTGTTCGCGCTCGGTGCTGGCGGCGACCCGCGTCTGATTAGCTGGTCGGACCTAGAGAACAACACGATCTGGACGCCGTCCTCGACCAACCTCGCCGGTAGCATCGAACTGCAAACCGGCGGCCGGATCATCGTCGGCAAGCGCGTCCGCGGGCAAATCCTTATTCTGACGGACATCGACGCGCACGTCGTGTCCTACGTCGGCCAGCCGTTCGTCTACCAGTCTGAGTATGTCGGCCGAGCCTGCGGTATTCCGGGGCCGAACGCTATCGCTGTGCAGGACAACTTTGCTGTCTGGATGAGTACGCGCGGCTTCTTCACCTACGACGGCTACATCAAACCGCTGGCGTGCGAAGTGTCGGACTACGTGTTCTCCGACATCAACACCGCCCAGTTGAGCAAAGTCTGCGCGGTCAACAACTCGCAGTTCAGCGAAGTATGGTGGTTCTACCCCTCGGCCAGTTCGCAGGAAAACGACCGCTACGTGATGTGGAACTACGCCGACAACTACTGGTCCGTCGGGATCATGCCCCGTGCGGCTGGGACCGACCGCGGCGTGTTCACGAACCCGATCTTTGTCGGGACGGACGGTATCCTTTACGATCACGAAGTC